GCTTAGCTTTACGCTCAGCAGTATCAGGTAGTACCGTTGCTTCTTCTGGATTATCGGGGTTCGTGCCGATAAGAAGTTCACTCATTGTCAGTTTCCATCCTTTCTGATGTTTCGGTTATTATGTTTTTTGCCAGTAGTAACCCTCTATAGATTCCGCATGTGTGTTTGTATTCCGCGTAGTCTTTAGCGTGCCCTACTGCTAAGTCCTGCTCTATGTTCGCTAATTCTCCATCTACCCTAGTAGCAAGGTAGCTTAGGATGTCGTTAGCTTGGCTCACTCATCTTCCTTTCTTGGTTGTTGCTGATTCTGTCGCATCGCTCGATCTTCTTGTGATATTTCTCTTGCTATATCAATACCCATACGTATCTTTTCTTCTTGTTGTCTAGCAGTTAGATTCGCTTCATCTGTAGCTATCTTTGCTCCAACTTGTAGTCCCGCGATACGTTCTTGAGCCGCAATACGTTCTTTTTCGATTTCCAAACGATCCGTTTTTTCTGCCGCATCCAGAACGACTTTCTGTTGTTTCGTTTGTGCTTCTTGTTGTTTGATCTGCAACTCTTGTTGTTGCATTTGAACGATTGGATCTTGCGCCGCTTGTTGTGCTTGCTGTTGCGCGGCTTCTGCTTTGTTCTTATTGAGAACTTGTTTAGCCGCAGCCGCAGCTAGCCTTGATATTTCTGTTTCTGTGTTTTCATCCATTTCAGCGTTTGGTGCAGGGTATGGAACACCCGCAGCTTCTTCAATCTGTTTGCGATATTCAAAAGCTAAGTGATCTTGTATGTGTGCGGCTAAGGCTGCACCCATTTGTTTTGCCATAGGGCTTTGTTGTACTAATGCCATTAGTTTCGGGTCTTCCATAGCTGACATATGAACCGTAATATGGGACTCGTGATCTTGATAAATAAATGCTTTAACAGGCTTCCCTCTGAGGACATCCATGTTTTCTGATACCGGATCACGCGGTTCCTGGTCATCTTCCATTGGTACCAACTTCTGGGCATTTTTAATTCCTAACACTTCGAGCATCTGACGATGTAGATATGGTAAGTTGTATAGCTGTGGCGCTTGCGCTGCCATCTGTAACACTGCTTGATACTGCGTAACTTTCTGCGCCATTGTTGCAGCGTTTGGATCTGACACAGGAATAATATCAACCATGTCATAGTCGGAACCCTTTGCACGGTCTGAACCTTCTATTGGTTCGTAAGAGTATTCATCTGGTGTGTAGTCACGGATAATGCCTTTAAGGAGTTTGAACTCCTCTTTCATAGAATAGTGAATCCGTGCCTGCACCGCACTCATGACTTTTAACGTGCGCTCTAGTATGGCTAGTGTCGTACCTACAGGAGCTTGCCCTGACATATCACTGAGCTTTAGATCAGCAGCTGAAGCGAACCTACGTCCTTCTTCTACAATGTTACCCAGCAGTGTGTACAACACCTGACTTGGCTCCTTGTATGGGAGCGTCATAATGTTATCTTTAATTGTTCCGCTCGTTACATCAACATCTCTAAACTCAGCTGGAGCTATCGGCGTATCATCGCCTTTAACTCTAAGTCCTCTAGTTTTAAAACCACCAGGCAAATTGGAGAGAGTACCAGCATCAACAAGCTGCCTAATAATGCTAGTCCCAGATTTAGCAAAAGCACCGATAAGGTGAATAAGGCCAAAAGCGTAAAAACCAAACCCTGGAATATATGGGTAGTGAACGAAATGATTTCTCTTTTGCTTGGTATCATCCTCTGATCTCCAGTTACGTCTAATAGCTAGTATCTGTCCGGTTTGCTTCTCAATAGTAACAATGTACGGTAGGGCAATACCTGTCTCTTTTCCGTCCTCTACATCTTCATACCCAACCAGATCAAGATCGCATTGTATTTCCAGCATTTTGTATCGGTCATCAGAAGAAGCTCGGAAGCCCATCTTTTCAGCGATACTCTTTTCAATCTCATCAAACGTATTCTGTGGTTCTGGCAGATCTATATCTAGGTAGAACCCTGCATGCATCAACCGTCGCATCTCATTAGGAGTTTTACGCATGACGTGAGTGACACGAGGCGCTGACCTAAGATCAGATACTCCGTAAGGCACTACAACGTCCTCTGCTGGTACGTAAACAGAAACTTGACGCTCAAGGGATGGATCGTAGTACACCTTCTTAAACGCATTACCAGATAGTCCTAGACCCCATAACATTCTTTCATGCTCGGCTCTATACTCAGGCATTTTATCGGTCAGTTGATAATTCATATCATCCTGTACCCGTTTAGCTGCCGCTTTGTTCTCTTTTGTTTCTTTTCCTATAATCTGTGTTTTAACTGGGCCAGCCGCTGGGAAGGTTTCCATCATAGTTTCGGCTTGAAACTTAACCAATGCTTCGGATAAGAGTGGGTGATAAACACCACAAGCACCAGGCCAAGGTTCTGTACGTTCTTCTACTTTCATACCTAGTAGTTCAAGACCGTCAACGTATGTTTGTATCCAGTCTTTCCTAGAAGCTAAGTCTTCTTCAAAATCCCCAAGCAAATCACTTGCTATAGTTTGTAGTTGTTGTGGATCAAGCTCTTCTGCTAAGTTAGCGCCAAACTCATCATCCTCCATAGCATCAGGATCAATGACGATTTCTATATCAGGAGTCGATATAGTGACGCTTTCAGGATCTTCAATCTCTATTTCAAGATCAGCCTCCAAGTTCTCCGGCATGGACAGTCCACCCATACCATCTGTGTCTCCTATACCCATTGGTGCTTGGTTTACTGCTTTATCTATAGAGTTTGTAGCCATTTTTTCTATCCTTAATAATATCCTGGTGAGAACCTTCTAAAAGTACGTTCTTCCTCTTCTTCATCCAATGTTGCACGGAGATATCCACCTTTTCTGAACCGCATTAGTGCCAAGGATACCGAGTCAACATAATCGTCATGCTCCCCCGCAGGGAACGACGCAACTTCATCAATTACTTCTTCCGCCCAATGTGTAGGCGGTGCCCATACTCTACCAGACGCAAACATATCTGACACTGCGTTGAGTCTAGTGATCTTGTCGTTACCTTTAACAGGGGTAAACTCCTGCACAGGTATACCCATTGCACGCATTTCATAAATAAGCGGAGCACCGGACGCTTTCTTCTCTATAATTATTGAATCTGGGTTGAATTCATCAACCTGTTCTAGTGCTTTGCGTTTAAGCGCTGGAAATTCCAGCCTATCTCTGAATGCGTCAAGTAAAATTATATTCGCTTCTGTCTTTCCTGTGTCAGGATCTTCTTGGTAGAACACTCCCCACGTTGTACACGCAGAATAATCCGACCTAGTTGTCTTTTCAAACGCCGTATCCCACGATTGTAGTACAAAATCACAGTAAGGTGGCCCTTCTTCTTCCCATGTCTGCCACCATTCGCGTTTTACGATGGCTGAAACCTCTGATGTAGGCGATTGTTGGTACTGAGCTTGCCATTTCGGGTTAGGAAGCTCCTCTTTTAGGGCAGTAAGCTCGTCCATTGACCAAAATTCAGGCCAAAGTGGGTTCCCAGTGGGCAAAATAGCCGGAAATTCAATAACTTCCCACTCTTCACCGCCTCTTAACCCTGCTGCTTTGATAACTTGACCTGTTAAATCACGTTTTGACCACCTTGTCATCACTATGACGATGGCTCCCCCTGGTTGTAGTCGCTGTCGAGGGCCGGATGTGTACCACTCATACACTTTATCGTAGACATCTGGGTTAATATCGGCTAATGCGGCCTCTTGCTCCGAGTGGGGGTCATCAATAATGAGGAGATCCGCACCTTTACCAGTGACAGCACCTCCCACACCAATAGCAAAATAGTCTCCACCGCTGTTAGTCGCCCACCGACCAGCCGCTTTTGAGTCTGATTGTAAGCCAACCCCCGGAAATAGTTTGGTATAGACTTCCTGATCGACAAGGTTACGTACCTTTCTACCAAAGCCCACCGCCAACTCAGCTGTATGAGACGTTTGGATTACTTTTTTATGTGGATACTTCCCTAGGAACCATGCGGGGAGCAAGTAAGAAGCAAATTCCGACTTCGTATGTCTAGGTGGCATATTAATTATAAGCCGTTTGCTCTTACCTGCTGCAACTCTCTCAAAGGCAGAAGCCATCTTAGCGTGATGCCTCCCACTTATGAATGTGGGCCATACCTGATTAACGAACGGTATGAACTTGTCCTGTGCCTGCTGCTTTGTCCGTAGCTCCTCCAGTTTATCTAACTCAGCAAGTAACTTCTCCTGCTCTGGTAGCGAGAGCATCGGCAGTATCGCCGGAATATCCTTTATGGATATATTCTCAATCGCTTCTTTAGCTGTCGTCATCTTCTACTTCGTCTTGTTCTTTTACCGTGGCTACACCTAACTCATCGTCGAGGTTACTGTTTAGTGGAGTGACGTCTATGACATCAGCGTTTAGTAACCGTTTGACTCGCTCCTTAATAGCATTCTCCAGATCATCAGGGTTCTTATAGTTGATTGTAATCTCGGACTTCTGCGTGAATAACCCAATGTCACTATGCTTACCGAGTAGCTCCAATGCCTTTAACTCGAACTTAGTATCCCCACAGGTTGCAATCTCCATTAACTTGTTTGTTATGGCGGCACGCGCTTCAGCTGCATCGAGACCTAACTGTGCTCCGTAGGTTCGGAGGAAAGCCGACGCCGCAAACGCCGTATTTGGCTGAGTGAGATTATCCTTTTTGCGTTCCGTGACAACCTCGTCCAGCAACTTCTTCTCTTGTTCCGCAGTGGCTTCATCGACCTCTAGTGTAGCACCAAGTTCGTGTTGAAGCTCTATCGTATTCGCGGCAACTGTTAGCTCATCTAAAAGAGTGTTGGGTTTCTCGTCTGAGGTATCAAACGGGACTTTGTGTTCTGGTGTAGGATCTACTTTGACGGTTTGAGGTCTGGGCATTGAGCGGTTTGTGGCTCTTTAATATTTTTGTGATGGAGTCTTTATATACTAAAGTATTAGTAAAAGCAAGAAAGGGTGAGTATGGCGAAGTTTGAATGTATCTATCTAGAATGGGAAGACGCGGTAGCTGAAGCTGATTGGGGTGAGGTTACTGAAGCAGGTTTGTTTAAATGTAAGACTCTGGGTTTTGTTGTGTCAGAAAATGATAAAGCAATCTGTGTGGCAGCCGTAGTGTCCGAAGAAGATAACCAATGCAACGCAAAGATCCACATACCCAAAGCATGGGTTACTTTAGAAAAACGTTTAAATATTGATCAATAAAAAGAGGGGCACCGAAGTACCCCTTAAAAAGCACGGGAAACAAAAAGGAGGAGAAAAAACCGTGCTTCGTTTTACTATAGCATACCCAGCCGTTGTTTTAATATGTAGTTAGTTGTGCGTGTGTTATTAAGTTGCGCGGTTGCGCGTCGTCGGCAGTACTCAGACCAAAGTGTCATGACACCCTCCTTCAAAATAAAAAGAAAGATGCGTTCCTTCGACCCATGTCTACTTCCGTCCCTTATTGGGATGAACGATGTGTAAACCATACCACTCTATAAACTGAAGTTCAATACGTTTTGCTTCGCGCTCTCTGGCATGCCACTCCGTCCAGGTCTGCGCGGGTTTCCCTCCGGCTCTTTGCCATTGGCAATCGTGATACAACTCATGCACTAGGATATGAGGTTTGTTCTGGTCTGGCCTTAGATACACCACACGAATATTGTCTACACCCGCTAAATAGAAAGTAGCATTCGATGGCGTGATGATTACATCAGGTGCGCAGTGGACGGTGAGTAGAAAGGCAAGTATGAGATCCATACGCAATATATATCATATTATGAAAAAAGATGTTAGGTACCATGAAGGGGGGGTTTCTGTGTGCGAGGCAGACGGGCACTGGCTGGGAAAAAATAGGGGGTGGGGGGTCAACGATTTGGTTTTGTTACGGGGGGTATTCTGAAATGGAGTTATCTAACGAGCATATTATTAAGTAAGAGGGGTAGGGTTAACAAAACTACACACGGGGGGGTGGGGGGTTGACATTTAGCCCAATTGTGGTACAATGTTGTTGTCAGTCGGGGATGACTGGCAGGGTTACATTTAGTAACCCTCTTTTAATGTAGTACAACACAAGGAAATATATTATGCCAAATAAGGCTAGTAATACCGTAGTATCTACCAAGTCAACTAACCCAGTTGACTTATGTATAACAGCTGTCCGTAAGGCAATAGCGCCAGTATTTTCCGCTCAGAAGAAACTAGATGGATGCAATGCTACTCTAGCTGAGACCTTTGACGCTTTAGCTCTCACGCTGTTACCTGTAGCACCAGACCCAGACGCTGTATGTTGGGTTAACCTATCCACTGATGATCGGGTTACTCATAACGAAGCTCTGAAAGTCCCAGAGTCAAAGGTATTGATTAACCTTGCTCAAGAAGCAATACAGGGTCACGTTAAACACCAACTTGGTAAAAAGAAAGTTAAAGCCGAGATAAAAGCCGCCGCCAATGACAGCGCCAAGCTTAAGAAAATCCAAAATAGACTTAAGAAAAACGCTAATAAATGGTGGGTGACTATTCGGAAGCTATCTAATGAGTTTATCGTTGAGCAGAAGAATGAGGGTAACATCAATTCCCGAAAGACTACCGCCGATAAACGTAAGGATGTTGGAAAAGCAGCTCTAGAGCTCAAGGCTAAAATTGAAGCAATTACTTCTTCCTTGAGAACTAAGGACGAGAAGGCAATGTTGAAAGTACTTGCTAATTTCCCAATCGTTCAGTAATACCTCGGGGGCCTTCGGGCCCCTTTTTTTT